TTGTCGATCCTGAAAATTCCGACCGCGAAGATCTTCGAGCCGCTGCTGAAGCCTGCGCGCTACAAGGGCGTCTACGGCGGACGCGGCTCGGGGAAATCGCATTTCTTCGGCGAGCTGCTGGTCGAGACCTGCCAGGCCGAGCGCGGCACGCTCGCGGTCTGCATTCGCGAGGCGCAGCGGTCGCTGGCGCAATCGTCCAAGCGTCTGATCGAAGGCAAGATCGCGAGCCTTCGCCTCGGCCACGGCTTCAAGCTGTTCAGCGACAAGATCGAGACGCCGGGCGACGGGCTCATCATCTTCCGTGGACTTCAGGATCACACGGCCGAGTCGATCAAATCCTTGGAGGGGTTTCGCATCGCCTGGATCGACGAGGCGCAATCCCTGAGCGCACGCAGCCTTGCGCTGCTGCGGCCGACCATCCGCGTCAAGGATTCCGAGCTGTGGGCGAGCTGGAATCCGCGGCGCAAGAGCGATGCGATCGACGATTTTCTGCGCGGGCGCCAGCCAGACGGCGCCGTGGTGGTCAAGGCGAACTGGCGCGACAATCCCTGGTTTCCTGACGTGCTCACGGAGGAGCGGCTGTTGGATCAGAAGCTCTATCCCGAGCGCTACGATCACATCTGGGAGGGCGAGTATGCCCGCGCCTTCGAGGGCGCCTATTTCGCCTCGCTGCTGTCGGATGCGCGCGCGCAGGGGCGGATCGGCAAGGTCTCCGCCGATCCGCTGTTGCCGCTGCGCGCCTTCATCGACATCGGCGGCGCCGGCGCTGCGGCGGATGCCTTCACGATGTGGATCGTGCAGTGGGTCGGGAGCGAGATCCGCGTGCTGGACTACTACGAGAGCGTCGGCCAGGTGCTGGCGTTTCACGTCAACTGGCTGCGTTCGCGCGGCTATGACAACGCGGTGCTCTATCTCCCGCACGACGGCATGGCCGCCAACAACGTCACCGGCAAGCGTTATGAGGATCATCTGCGCGAGGCCGGCTTCAAGGTCGAGCCGCCGGTGAAGAACCAGGGTCCGGGGGCTGCGATGATGCGCATCGAGGCGCTGCGCCGGCTCGGCCCGCAACTCTGGTTCAACGCGGAGACCACCGAGCCCGGCCGCGAAGCACTCGGCTTCTATCACGAGCGCAAGGACGAAACGCGCAACATCGGCCTCGGCCCCGAGCACGACTGGTCGAGCCATGCTGCTGATGCGCTCGGGCTGATGGCGATCTGCTACGAGCAGCCGGGCAGGGTGGCCGCGTTCAACCGGCCGATCCGGTATGCCGCACAGGGCTGGATGTGAGGGGATGAGGGCCCAGCGGTAAAACCTCCGGTTGACAATTGTTCCTGTTATGTTCTAAGACGCGCAGTCTCTACCTCTGCGTGAGTTTTGCGATGTCGGCGCTACGAATGCTGGTTGAGCTGATCGGGTACACCGCGGCGCGAGCTGCTTTGCCGTTCCTTTCATCTGGCCGGATCTATGTCGAACCGTTCGGCGCGTCGACGCCGTCACCGCGCCGGCCATGGTACCGCCGCAACGCGGATGGACGGATCGAGTTGCGGCAGGACGCTGCGGGTTGGATCGGGTTCGCAATGTGCCTCCTGGTGTTGCTGGCGATCGCGGCCATTTTTCACAGCATGTCGTTCTGAGAACGGAGAGCGTGGCAAATGGAATACTTGCCGTATTGGCTCTTCCTTGAATTCATCGGATGTTCGATCGCGGCAAGTCCACGGTGTGGCTTAATTCCGTGGCTGAGATCGTCACCAAGCAAAAGCTGTGCACGGTCGAAGAGGTCCGGCAGGCGATCCGAACTTTCGTCCGTGGACAGATGGCGACACTCACGTCGCAGCAGTGAGCATTTTGAGATTTACAAATGGCGAAGGCAGTATCCGCATCTCAGAAGGGCCTGACGCGCGTGTACACGAACGACGACGCGCCTCCCTGGTGCCGTACCTGTCGCGCTGGTGAAGCTGCCTCACTGCGCGATGCGGTGAATGAATTTTGACCAAAGGTATCTCATGACAAAGATGTCGATCTCCGAAGTGAAGGCGATGCTCTCCTCCGAGAAAGCCAACGCGCTCGCCGCCATGTCGGCGGCGCGGCTCGCCGAGGAGCGGGCGGATGCGATGGACTATTATCTCGGCGACATGAGCAAGGACATGCCGGCGCAGGATGGCCGCTCGCGCGCGGTATCGACCGACGTCGCCGACACCATCGAAGGCCTGATGCCGCAATTGATGGACATCTTCGCCGGCTCCGACGAGGTGGTGCGGTTCGAGCCGGTCGGCCCCGAGGACGTCGCCGCCGCGCAGCAGGAGACGGACTACGTCAACCACGTCTTCATGCAGCAGAACGGCGGCTTCATGGTGCTCTATTCCTTCATCAAGGACGCGCTGCTCTCGAAAGCCGGCATCGTCAAGGTCTGGTGGGAGGAGCGGGAGGAGGAGAGCCGCGAGACTTACTACGATCTCACCGACGACCAGTTCGCGCTGCTCGCCCAGGACGTCGCGGAATCGAACGGGGCCATGAAGATCGTCGCGCACACCGCGCATAATGGGACCGATGAGAGAGATACATCTCAGGTTACGCTTAAAGGCCTCTAACGTTAGCCGTCCCTCGCTTTGGCTGGCCACCGACCGGACATCCCTCGGCGGGGCCGCTCGGCATGATCCTAGACACCATACGTCGCGGCATGGACGAGGTTTGGCCAGGCTGGCTTGTCGACAAACAGCGAGGCGCATACGCTTCTCGCGCAAAGCATGGTTCAACGAAAGCACATCATGGTCGCTCTCTTCACAGTTTTGGCGGGGTTCGCCGTCATCTGGTTAGGCCTCGCGTACATGCGGGTTTTCAATGCCGCACGCGAGCATCTTCCGCCGCAGTTTCAGGACTATGAAAATGCGCGTTATGCACTCGATGTGTGGGCGTTGCAGCATCCGATGCCACTGACTGTGCAGGCAGACTATATCCGACTTGTCAGAGGATACCCCTATTTGGCGCTCGCCGGCGCGTTGGCCTGCCTGTCATCCGGTCGCGCGGATGCGATGGTCTTTGGCGTGCTGCTATTGGCGGCCTTTGTTTACAGCGTGTTTTACGCAATCAAATGTTCGAGGATCTACGAGCAGAATTGCAAAAGGGCCGAGGCCCAGAGTGATGAGGAAAGCCAATGAGCGACAAGGGGACCTATGGCGGATTCACTGCTGCAATTCCGACGTCGGCGGGAGGAATGGGCGTCGGGGCCTACATAGACAATTCCGGCAGACTTTATCCGCAGCTCTACTACGGTACGCCGGGGTTCAGTCTGTCGGCGGGATACACCAATGATCTGGGGGCTCTGCTGACGGGGCCATCGGCAGCGGGGACTCTCGGGAGGGGACGGATCGGGGCCAACGTGGCGACAGTGGGCAGCGAGACTGGTGTCGGGTTTGGCACGCCGGGCGTCGGCGTCACCTACGGATATGGTCCCCTCGATTTCTCTGAGGACTACTCGCAGCCGTGGATCAAGCAGCTGATCAGAGATTCCGCCGTCGGAGCGGGTGTGCCAAGCCGCCGAAACGTGTGGGAATATGGCTATCCGGAGCCGGACGCGGAGAGGAGCCCCGAAACCAGCACCGTTCCCGTTCGACGTCTTACGCGCGTGGATTCCGGAGATGCTGAACCTGTTTTGGCCTCGGGAAGCGCTCCAGCTCGTTATCCATCGACTTTCAACGAACGATTTGGCGATTGGCGCGGACTGCCTGGCGGGCGGCAATCGTTGCAAGCCAGCCGGCCGATCGGCGTGTTCGCAAATGAGCCAAGCGCGTCCATGGCATCCTCAATGCGAGGCTTTGATAAACGCGGTGACGCGACGAGCGCGGCAAGCGGTACGGCCGGTGGACTGCTCGGCATGATCCAGGACTACATGCGCAACAACGGCTATTAGGCCGCTGCTGCCCTTCTGCCGCCCATCTTCACGCGGAATCAAGACATGCCCAATCCCTTGCTGGTCCCGGCCAACTCGCGCCGATGGGGTTCTCTTGTCATGCATGACGTCACCATCGACGCCAATGCGGCGGCGCGGCTGTCGCATCACCGAGCACTATGGCCGGATGGACTATGAAAGCTCGGGTCGGCCAAGTCTTGCTTGATGAAGTAAGTCTTGCTTGATGAAGTTCCTTGTTTGTTCTATTGGTGCCACGGATCGACAGGGCGAATGGCCAATATTGGACTCGATGATGAAACGTTTCGATCGCATCTGTCTGGCCGCGCTGACGATGGTTTTGTCAAACCCGTCCTACGCGGCCCAGAAAACCATCCAGTGGGAGGACAGAGCTTTTTGCCAATTCGAGACCAGGTTCGAGCCGACGAAGGATGACGAAGCAAGGCTGCGGAACACCATCAACGTCGTCTTCGTCGATGGAAAGTTCTATCCTTACATATCTTCGTTCGTTCTGCCCTACGAGCCAGGTGGACCGCGCCAGTTGACGACGGCGGAATTTGAGCGGAAGTGCCAGCTCGCCAAGGAGAGGGTGGCCAGTCTTCCTGTCATCGCGCTTCCCGGGATCGAGGAGTACCGAAGACTGAATATAGAGGCACTGGAAGACAGTTGCTGGTTCGACACCATTCTGATCCGCGCGAAGTCCGGTGAAACGGCCGCACTTAGGGAGTATACGCCGTCAGTAGCCGCCTGTTCGGCCTACATCGATGTGCTCGAGGGAAAAACGGATCTTCGGGCCTTCTGGCGAGAAATGACCGACGCTAAATGCCGCACCTACGCGGATCCTGAGAGATGCAGGATTGACTCTCAGAAGGGGCACGGTGATCCCGATGCAGACGAGCGGAGAAGATCCGACGTGCTTGGATTTGGATGGAACAACTGCTCGACCCGTTATCTGAAGATGAACGTGTGGGCCGCGAAGTTGGAATCGATGCGAAAGGCGCTCGCGGCAAGTTTCCGTCGGCGCTTCAAGATCAAGGCGTTTCCCTGCGCCGACTAGCCGATTCCGTTCGCGGGTGACCCGGCTTCTCAAAGCTCAACACATTTCTGGTTGGTGATCGGGTGCGGGCATCGTCCGCCCCCGATCCCGGCGCATGTCGTGACGGAGTCATCCGCGTGCCTATTGATCCCGTAGTTCAGAGCCTCATCGACCTGATCGAGCCGCCGGAAGAGGGCCATCGGGCCGGCGGCACCAGCGACTTCGGTGCCGACAGGGACGTCGGTACGACGCCACATGTAGGGGTCGACATGAACCGTGGGCGAGGCGTGCTGCCACATGGCAGCGTCAGGTCGCCTGTCTTTGGCAAGGTTACGGAAGTTCACCCGCATCTTGGTCGTATCGTCATCGAAGAGTGGGATCCGATCCGCAAGGAGCCCACGGGCTACCATGTCGAGATACTTCACACGCAGACGCAGAGTGTGAAGCCGACAGATCTCGTGGAGCCAAGACAGCAGATCGGCACCCAAGGCGACGTCGGAGCCCGTGGCGCCTTCCATGCGCATATCCAGATTCTTCACGGGGCGGAAAGAACACCGATCAACCCGCTCAGGCACCTGTTCGAGTACCACAATCCCGGCAAACCCGTGCCGCCGCTGCGTCAATTCCAGCCGGAGCGCTTGCCGCCCCGAAACCAAGGTGGTTCTGCCGCGCAGTCTGCCAATCAGCGGCAGCCTCCGCCGGGTATCGCGCCGAGCGATCCGCCTGCAGGCGCAACGCCGTCGCAATTTCCGTTCGGCAGGGCAATTCCCGGCGCAGAAGGGCCGACGTCGATTGGCGGGCCCGCCGGCCCAACGCCTTTGGAATCTCCTGGGCTTTCGCGTTCGCGAGCCCCGTTCAGTCCGGCACCGGTTGTCGATCCGACGCTGCCACCGCTGCATCTTGCTCCCGAGGCGCCTCGGAGTTCTGATCCGTTCGCCGTGCCGGGAGCATTTCGCCCCGATGTCTCCGGCGGGTCAGGTGTTGAGTCGGGAACAAATCCACCAAGTCTACTGACGCCTTCATTCGCTGCCTCACGTGTGTCTCCCGAGGCGACACCACCTGCCGTGCTCAGAGGGGCCGGGCCGATGGGTGACGGCAACGGCATCGGCGACTGGTGGGGCAGCCTTGCATCTGTGCCATCCTCGGACGCTGCGCCAGATTCGGTTCGCAAGGCTTAGCTCTTTCATTCGCGGGACTGCCGAGACCGATCCGAATTCGTCAGTCCCGTCGTCCCGATCGGCTGCGCTCACGGGAGCCGCATCGCGTCAGACCAATTCACCTGCGTTTCCACCAGCGTGGTTTCCGCTCGAGGCGCTGCTGGCGCCCGATCACGCTCGCGCACTGGATCAATGGGCCTCGTCTTCGTGGAGAGACGCATTTTCACCCATGCAGCGCGCTTCCACCGGCCTGCGAGACCAGATCGTCCCCTTGATCGCACGGGACGATCCCTCCAATCCCGATCGGCCGCCGGCCGGCGGACTGCTCGGCATGATTCAGGAATACAGGCGCAACAACGGCGAGTAGTCGCTTTGCCAGGCACCAAGTCAGATCGAAAAATCCGAAATTGGCTTGACGCGTCGGGCAAAACACCTCTAAGGTGGCATCATCGAAAGAGTTCACGTCAACCCGTGCCGGGGAATCCGGTTTGGGTTTTTCGGAAAAGTCCAGGTTGGGACTGCTCGCGACTCCAGCGGATTTGGTTGGCTTGGTTTGCGAAGCATCGAGAATGGGCGACTTGAAGTCGAGGCCACGTTCGCGGCCCTGCTCGGCCTGGTGATTTTCTGCGCCGGGCTTGCCGCGGTTCTGTATTCTATCCATAGCGAACGTACTTTAGTTCCTCGTATCAGCAACGAGCGGTGCTCCTTGGGGTAAGCTGTGCCTCGGCTGTCTGACGCGCCCGCTACACCGCGTGTACCAATTTTAAGATACCCCACGATCCTCGATCGACGCTGCCCTTACGATCCCTCTGATCGTCCAGGTGCCCAATGGCAGTAACGTCCCGTCAGCCGCCGGAGCGTCAAGGGGCGCGCCAATTCCTTTTGTGGAACGTTACGGGCCCAGCAGGCGCTCGACAACTCGCTTCCGGCGCCCAGTGCGGCGCCTTGGGATCTCTCGGACCGCTTCGGCAGTTGGAACGGCCTTGGTGGTGTGTTCGGACCCCTGAAATAGATCAGTGAACGTCCGCCCCTGTCTGTGCGGCGCCGCTTTGGTGTACGACCCGCAGATGCTCTTCCGGTCTGAAGCTATAGCGCGGCAGCGCTGACGAAATTGGCGGCCCGCCGCACATTGCGGCCGGCGCAACCGAAAGTTCAAACATGCCCATTCCCTTGCTGGCCTCGGCGCCTCCCGCGCCGATGGGCTCTCCTGTCACGCATGACGTCACCATCGTCACCACGCGCAAGCTCGCGCAGGCGCGGGTGATGGGGGTGCCGCCCGAAGAGTTCGGCATCGAGCGCGGTGCGCGCAGCATCCGCGACTGCAATTACTGCTTCCACGAGGTCGTCACCAAGACCGAGGCGCAACTGATCGCGGAAGGCTTTGACGCCGGCCAGATCAAGGCCTTGCTGTCGCACAATGGTACGACCGAGATCGAGACGCTGGCGCGCGACACGGTGGAGGAGCATCTGTCCGCGACATCAGGCGGCGGCAGCGCCAACGCCGCGGCGCGGCTGGTGCGCATCACCGAGCACTATGTGCGAATGGACTATGAGGGCTCGGGTCGTCCGTGCCTCTACCAGGTCATCACCGGCGGCGACCAGGCCGAGATCCTGCGCAAGGACGGCAAGGACTGCATCACGCCGTTCGACGAGATGCCGTTTGCCGCGACCACGCCGGTGCCGGTGACGCATCGCTTCTTCGGCCGCTCGATCGCCGATCTCGTGATGCCGCTGCAGCGCGAGAAAACCGCGCTGAAGCGCGGCGCGCTCGACAATCTCTACCTGCACAACAACCCGCGTGTCGAGGTCGCCGAACAGAATGCCGGGCCCAACACGCTGGACGATCTCCTGGTGTCGCGGCCGGGCGGGGTGGTCCGCACCAAGACCGCGGGCGGGCTGAACTGGCAGGTGGTGCCCGACATCACCACCTCGATCTATCCGATGCTGCAATATCTCGACGCCGAGCTCGAGATCCGCACCGGCCTGGCTAAGCAGACTCAAGGCATCGACGCCAACGCGCTGCAGAACCAGTCAGCGACCGCAGTGGCGCAGGTGTTCTCGGCCTCGCAGATGCGGATCAAGCTGATCGCGCGCATCATGGCCGAAGGCGTGCGCGACATCTTTGCGCTGCTGCACGGCACGATCCGCAAGCACGGCCAGCGCGAGGAGACGGTGCGGCTGCGCAACGCCTGGGTCGAGGTCAACCCACGCAACTGGAAGACGCGCGACGACATGACCATCAATGTCGGCCTCGGCGCCGGCGACAAGGCCCAGCAATTCGCCCAGACCATGGCGATCGCCAACGTGCAGAAGGAGCTGCTGGCCGGCGGCAAGCTCAACCTGGTCGGCGACCGTCAGCTCTACAACACCGCGGCCGAGCTGACGCGGATCATGGGGCACCGCAATCCCGACCAGTTCTTCAATGATCCCGTGGCGGTCAATCCACAGACCGGACAGCTCCTCAATCCGCCGCCGGCGCCGCCGCAACCGCCGCCAGATCCGAAGCTGATGGCGCTGCAGGCGCGCCTCCAGGCTGACCAGCTCGCCGCAGCGCACAGGGTTCAGGTCGAGCGCGAGAAGGCGCACGCGGACGCGATCCATCTCCAGGTCAAGACGCAAGGAGAGATCGAGCTCGCCAAGATCAAAGCTGCACTCGAGGCCAAGATGACGGTGCTCGAGACGCATCTGAAGGCGGCGATCGAGGCAGGGAAAGTGCAGCGCTCATACCCGCCGGGGGCGCGCAAGGCGAGAGACGGCCACCACTACGTGCCGGACCCGAGCCGTCCCGGAAAGCATCTGCTGGTCGTTCATCATGGCTGATTATTCTCTGGTGCCGGTCGAGCATCAGCCGGACTTCGAGAATGTCACTCTCGTTCCTGTTGAGCACGATCCGTTCAGCGCCGATGACGTAACGCTGCGGGCGCAAAGCCCGCAAGCGCAGACTCAACACCCTACGATGGGAGCAGGCCAATCCAGCGCACCCACGCATGGCGGAGCAACAACAGACTCCACCGGATCAGCTCTCACGGCAGGGACCGGTGACTTCTTCAGGTCCATCCCTCGCGGGGTCGTGTCTGGCTTCAATAGCGCGGCGAGCGCATTGGGACGCGCCACGCAGGCCGAGATGGGGCAAGACGTTGACGCGCCGACTCCAGAACAGGGAATGCAGATTCTTGAGAAGGAAGTCACCGGACCAATGTACAGGCCGGAAGGGCGGGCGGGCCAATTCGGCGCATCAGTCGGGGAATTTCTCGGCAATCCCGCTTCCTATATGGCGGCTGGAGGCATGCCTCTCAAAGTCGGAGCGGCTGTGCTGGGAGGCCTGGGAAGCGAAGCCGGAGGCCAACTTGGCGAGGGGACTCCTTGGGAAGGGCCTCTCCGATTCGCCGGCGGCGTGCTCGGTCCGCTCGGTGCAGTCAGGTTAGGAACTGGGGCGCGCGCCGCAGAACAAGCGAGCGCAGGGCTTGGACCAGCGGCAGAATATGCGCCACGAACTTTCTATAGAGGCGATCAAGCCGGCCTTACGGAATTCCAGTCGCATGCCGCAAAAGTGGGAGGCCAAGCCTACTCCGAAGCGGTCTTGGCAAAAGGGAATAAGAATGACTTGATGGCGAAGCACACGTTTGACAGCAGCGATCCGCCGTCTCCATATATCTCCGTAACTCCCGATCCTGGCGTTGCCCGAAGATTTGCGCTTAGGTCGAACGGCACAGTATACCAATTGCAATTGGCACCGGGCCGCGCAATTCCAAACCCATTCAATCTATTGGAAGAAAGCGAATACCTTGTTCCGCACTACATCTCACCGGACGAAATCAAAGGTACGCTTCCATAGATCAAAGGTGCGACATGCAGGCCGTTCGAAATCCTCTATTTCCAGCGATCATTCCGACGAAAAGTCTCAAACTGTCTGATGTGCCAAACGAATCGGAGCCTTGGCGACCGGTCATCTTACGCTTCGCGCTGACTTTTGATCCATCGGAGGACAACCCATACAAGCTCGACGGGGACTTGGAGTCCTTGTCAACCGAGAGCGGCTTGGTGCAGCTTCGAGCGCACCTGTTTTTGGAGCAACGGGCATGGAACCATATGAGCCGCGACCCGGATGCCAGCACCATGTTAGCCATCCGAAGGGTTGTTGCTCTCATTCGCGCGATATTGTCTGAGCAAGAAAAAGATATATCGGAAACCAAAGCATGAAATATCCTGCTCCCACTTGGCAAGGACTCATCCGCGCGGAAGCGCCAGGCTGGTTTTTGGATCGGATGGCGCATTACACGGACCGGCAGAAGAGCTTCCTGGTCTACGAGCACGGAACGGCAGTCTTTGACGATAGTTCCCCAGTGCCGGACATTGCCAAATGCAATGCGGCGTTGTTGGACGTTGTGACACATATGCCTGACTTTTCGGTCAGGCCGATGCGCGATGGTAACTTCATCGTCGAGTTCAGAGGGCCGGTGTACGGCCTCGTCGATGGTGCGTTCTTCAAGCAAAATCGACAGCAGCTATCGCTAGACGTGAAGAAGCATGGTCTGTTTCCTAGCGAGAAGCTTTTGCCTCCGAGTGAAGACAGCGTCAAAGCTGGTCATCATGTCATCGGTCTTTACGCACGCGCAAATCTGTATCTGGATGTCAAGTTCCCGGTTGTTCTAGGACGGTTTACTCCGTCCATTTGAACCTTGCCGGAGAGATGCTGGGCGCAAGTCGACGCCGCGCTCGCAGCGCATCAGGCGCAGCTCCAGCAACAAAAGGCGCAGAACGACGCCATCCATCTCCCGGTCAAGACCCAAGGAGAGATCGAGCTCGCCAAGATCAAGGCCGCCTTCGACGCCAAGATGACAGTGCTGGAGACGCATCTGAAGGCGGCGATCGAAGCATGCAAGGTGCAGCGCTCATATCCGACGGGGGCGCACGCAAGGCCAGGGACGGCCACCACTATCTGCCGGACTCCAACCGTCCCGGCAAATATCTGCTGGTCGTTCCTCATGGATGACTATGCTCTGGTGCCGGTCGAGCACCAGCCGGATTTCGAAAATGTCTCGCTCGTGCCGGTCGAGCACGATCCGTTCAGCGATAGTGGCCTGCCCAGCAGACGCCTACGCAGCTGGCGCAGATGCCGATTCAATTTCCGCAGGGCCAGCCGCCGGTTCGACAGGCGCGGTCCCCGCAGCCACAGGCACAACCAGCGCGGCCAGAGCCGCCAACGCAGCCGCAACAACCGGCAACGGGAGCCGATCAACCCGCGTTGAATGGAGGGGGCTATGTTGGGGCGTTTGGCAGCGTTGGAAGTGATTCAAGCATTGGAAGTGATTCAAACAATCCGCCATCGGATCAAGGAGCGGTCGAGCCAGCTCCTTTTGGCGGCTACGCCAATCCGACGCTCGCCGAGTCGCTCGTCAATCAGGCCAAGATGAACGAACAGAAGAAAATAATCGAAGCCGACCCACGCGCAGGTCGCTACTTGGATGGAGGAGAACTCTACGGTTTTGCGACCACAAAACTCCCGATCTCCGAATTTCCGATCGACGGGGGTGCAGGACGGCAGTTTACAACAGACAGGCCGTTCTACGCATTTGACGGGAAGCGCCATGCGATCATCGATGCCAGCCCAGAGCGGCCGCTGACGGTCAAAATCCCCGAGGACGGGAAGTTCTCGATAACCCGTCCTTGACAGGGTTGCGATCTTGACGGCGGGCTTACATATCCTACCGGCTCTCTTTCCGCCAAGTATGAGGCAAACCGATGTTGCGGGCAGCGCGGATTCTTTTGGCACTGGCGGCGACGGTGCTCGCTCCGGTCGCACTGGCGCAAAAATCAAGCGGGTACATGGACCTGAATGATTTGAGCAGCGATTACGGCGCGCAGCTCGCCGTCTTCCGCATTATGATTTCGAAAACGGACGCGATCTGCCCGGAGCAAACGGGACTATTTCGAATTGCGCCGAATGGTCGCGTGACGAATATCGAGGCTATTCTCCGGCAGTTTCCCGAGTTGCTGAGTAGCGACGGCAAGATCGTTAAAGGCGCGGACCTATCGCCCGTTCCCGCCCCCGATGACTTTACCTACCGACGGCGTCTCGCGATGGAGGCCTGCCGCATCGATCTTGATGTCACTGAGCAACAGAAGCGGGATGGCGAGTGGGTACCGTTGTTGTCGCTAGAGCGGCCCAATGCTCCGGAACGGCCGAGCGCTACCCCGAGCCGTGCGACCGACGAGCCTCCGGCCGCGTCGTCAGCGCGAATCGAAGCATTCGATCGGCATATGCGCGCACGGGCGCATGCGGGAAATTTACTGCAGGGATGGACCGCGACTTCCAAGGGCACCGTGGGATTTGAGGGGGCGAAAGACTGCTTCGATGCAGTTGCAACTTATCGGATCGATCAACTCGGCTTGACGCTGTTGTTTCCCGCCGGCCTGGAAGGAGACCTTAACCGGTTCTTTATCGAGCGCGTCGACGCGGATGCCGACCACAGCACGCTCTTTCTCTCGCGCGGTTCCTGCCGCGTCGGGTTTACGCTCAGCGCGTCGATTTTGCGCGAGGGCGTCTGGACTCCGCTTCCCATCGCGCCGCCAAGGCCGAAGCCGAGCCCGGATACCGGCCCTGCCTTTGGCGGCTACGCCGACCCGACGCCAGCTGAGTCTCTGGCCAATCAGGCTAAGATGGAAGAACTAAAGAGAAGAATGAAATAGCGGTCCAAGATAGGCAACATCCAGCCTGACGGCGGTTCGACCGCAGAGCCTTGCTGGCGATTATCTTGAGGAACTTCCAATGACAGATACGACCGTTAAGTATGTCGCAACCGCGGTCGCGCAGGTGCTCTAGGCCTCGTAGATGCCGATCAAGCTGTTCGCGCGCATCATGGCGCGAAGGCGTCCGCGACATACTTGCTCTGCCGCGGCGGAGGGCGAACCGCGGCGGCCCACCGCGGCGAGCTGACGCGGATCATGGGCCACACGGACACCGATCCATTCTTCAAGGATACGAGTTCGATCAACCACAGGCCGGAGAGCCCCAGCATCCGCAGCAACCGCTCGACCTGAAACTATCAGCTGGTCCAGGCGAGCAGGTCGAGGCCGCGCATAGCGCTTCCGCCGCGAGCCGGCAATAAAAGGCGCCGAACGACGTGATTTGTCCCCAGGTCGAGACGGGTTGACGCACCGGCTGAACAACGAGGAGGAATTCATGTCCGACGAGACAACACTGGAGAGGGCGGCCGCGCGGGCGGCTCGAGCCGAGGCGCTGCTCGACGACGAATTGCTGAGCGAGTCCTTCGACGCCCTCGAACAGAGCTATGTTGCGGCTTGGCGCGCCACCACGGTGGACGATGCGGCGGGGCGCGAGAAGCTTTTCCTCGCCATCAACATCGTCGGCAAGGTGCGGGGCCATCTCGCCGGCGTGGTCGCGAACGGCAAGTTGGCGCGCGCGGAGCTGAAAGAGCTTGCGGAAACGGCAGAGCGGCGGAAGCGGTTCGGAATCATTTAGCTGTTGCAACCAAAGCGAGAGTGGTGCAGAATGTTCCTTGTTTGTTCTGTGGAAGCTGGCAGATCGCTTTGCCTAGGAGTTGAGTGATTTCATGCGGTTCTGGCCGATCAATCTTGATCTGCGCTGTTCGCTTTTCTTGGCTGCGGTTGCGTTGCTTGCCCCGACGACGGCGTGCCGCGCCGAAGGAGCTATGCCTGCTCCGCTAGCCAATCCTCCTGCCGTTCCGACCTTCGAGAAATTGCCGCATGCGCCGCTGCCGAAGGGCGAGTTCATCGGGTGGTGCGGGGATCGGGAGCGTTATCTGCTCGCGACGGATGGTCAGTATATCGACGCATACGATGGAAGCACGAAGATCTCCGCCCCGTCTCCCACAGGGTCCAGATGGACCCAATGCGGAGCGGACGGCAAGTACATCGTTTTTCCTGAGGAGGACGCCGGACGCGTGAGGAAGTTCGAGCTCGAGGCCGGCAAGAGCGCGATCCTGACGACGTTCGACAGCCGGTCACGCCGGGAGATCGGCATGGCATTCTCCCCAGACATGAAGACCTTGGTGTCGGACCAGCCGCTGCAGTTGACGGCGGAGGCTGGACAGTTGCGCACGATCATCGTGCCCGGGGCGGTCGGGCAGCCGGTCTATAAAATCGTTTGGTCTCCCGACAGCTCGAAATTCTTCGTGGCTCACGCCGATACAGTCGATGTCCTGGACGCGCAGGGCAAGAGGATCGGAGGAGGCAAGATTCGAAAGCTTGCCGGTGTAACCGCGGGGTGGTTTGACGTCGAACAGAGGTCATTATTTCTGTTTCTCGTGTCGGACGACATTCAGGGCATCGGCAATCTCGTGAGATGCCGCATCGCGGATTGGCGATGTGTGCAACTGAAGGAGCGCGTTGAGCAGGCCGCGGGCGGTGGCAAGGGATTGATGGGCATCGTCGTTCCGATCGACCGCCCGAAGCTGCCTGACGACGATTCAAGCGTTCCCTACCAGCGCTACGCGGCGGAGCTTCGCGACAATTCGTTTCGTCTGCTGGCTCGCCAGGAGTTTACCCGGGCAGCCGGTCAAACCAGCCCTCAGCTGTATGTGTCCCCATCGGGCGCTACGGCGGTGCTGTCTTGGTCGCTGACAGAGCGCGCGAAATGTCCCGATGCCGCCAACGACAAATGCCAACCTGGATGGATACTGGATATCGGAACGGCCATTAAATGAGTGATGCTTACAATCCCGGGCCGCTGTTTCGGCCTACCTCGGCTTATGGCCGACGAAAAGATCCGGTCACCGGCGAGCTGGGAAAATTTCACCCAGGTCAGGATTTCGCGGCTCGCCCCGGCACTCCGATTCCGGCAGCGGCACCGGGCGAGGTTGTTTACTCTGGTTTCAACGACAACTTTGGCAACACCGTCATCGTGCGGAATGAGGCAGGCTATAGCCTCTATGCTCATATGGAAGACGGCAGCCCGATGCCAAAGGCCGGTCAGCGCGTATGGCCTGGGGATATCATTGGCAATGTTGGGAGCACCGGTGCCCGCAGCACGGGCCTCATTTGCGTTGTTCGGTCATCAGGAATGACCGAACAACGCGGGTCCTGGAGAACAAGCGGGCAGGAGGGCCACTTGGCCTGAAACTGAACGGGGATCCGGACAAAAAGCCGATCAACACCATCGACCCTGCCAGATACGACACTGGTGTGTCGTATCTGGTTCAGGCGGCTGCCACCGGAGCCGACGGCTCGGTCGTGCCTTCAGCACCGCTGAGTGGATTGGGCTTTCCAAATCGCGACGGCGTTGTTGCCGATCGCTTTGGAGCCTGGAATTCCCTGTCAGGTAACACGGTAGACGCTCAGTCGGGGGCGGTGCCGCGGCCCGGAGGATTGCTGGGCATGATTGCCGATTATCTGCACCAAACCCAGGGTGTGGCGAGCAATTCGCGCTTGCATGTCCCGCCGGTGCCTTTCGTGGCTAACAATGATCGATTTTCAGAGGGGCAGCCGGCGACTTTCGATGATCGTTTTGGCGACTGGTCTCAAATCCGTCGATTGTCGTCGCATCGGGAGCCGTGATCGTTCCACGACAGGAGCCTGCCGCAATGTGCGACTTCCGGGCAAAGAATCGAGAATGATCCAGGGGCGTACGCACCTGCGCTCGCTGACACCGCTTCTGTCCTGTGCTGTCGCTTTTCTGCTTCTGTTTTGTGGTCAGGCCGGCGCACAGGCGAGCTTATTAGACAAGGAGGTCGCCTATCGCGCCGCAGATTATTGCCGCGGTGCTGCCGTGCGACCCATCGCGCTTAGCGACGACCAGACGGTCCCGTGTCTCGACGGCCGCATCGAGAAGGAAACGGAGGTATCGGCGGCAAGGAGGTTGAGGGAAGGCGGTCTCTTCGTCGTTCGAAGCGCCGGAGGCGACATTGCGTCAGCAATTGCTCTTGCCAATGCGCTGCGTGAACGACGCGCAATGGTCGTTGTGTATGACCAGGGTCTGTCGAGCTGCGCCAACCATCTTCTGATCGCATCCGATCGGAGCTATGTGCTCAAAGGCGCCCTGGTCGCATGGGACTATGAGAGCAGCGATCCCGCGCTTCCATCATGCGCCAGATTTGCGATGGAGAAGACGCAGGATGGAGATTGCCGGCTGCAGCGCGGCTCCTGTCAGCCTTTGTCAGCCGACGAGGCTCAATGGCGGGAGACCCTGCTGGCCCAGAGCGGGTTTTACAAAGAGCGCATGGTCGACCCGTACTTCGAGCCGCCGCCGGACAATCGCTATCTGCGAAAGGTCATCAAGTCCCTCTATCCCGATACTCATGCTTACCATCATATCGGATGGACCCTCCTTCCCAAATACGTCGCGCGATTGTTCAGGACCAGGATTGTCTACGAGTCCTATCCGGAAGGGCGGGCCGAGGTGGACGAAATGGTGGCCCGGCTGCGTCTCGACATGAGGGTGATTTACGATCCGTAGACCTGGCACTCGCGCGACTGGGGAGTGAACGGGCGCAGGGAACTCACAGGTCGTTACGGGTGCGATATTGATCGTCAGCTTCGCATAGAGTTTTCGACGCTTCCATACGTCTATGCCGCCCCTGCCTGGATAGCGCAGGTTCCCGGCAGCTAAGGCTCGCCACGCCGAACCGGAATTCACTTCCGCGCCATCGGGATCAGCGAGATCCGCAACGTTGCAACCACAACCACCAGTGCCTTTGCGCGCTGCCGTGCAGGAAACGCCTGCGCGTCACGCGACGCAGTGGGCCTTCATCAGGGAATCCAGATGACACTACCGACCTCAACTTTCGTCACCTATTCCGCGGTGGGCAACCGCGAAGACCTCAGCGACATGATCTATCGCATCGACCCCGTCGACACGCCCTTCATGAGCGGCGTCGACAAGGAGAAGGCGGCCGCCGTTAATCACGAATGGCAGACGCAGGCGCTTGCCGCTGCCGACGGGACCAACGCCCAGCTCGAAGGCGACGATCCCAACACCAACACGACCACGCCGACCGTGCGGCTCGGCAATCTCTGCCAGATCTCCTACAAGGTCGCGCGGGTCTCGGGCACGCAGCAGGCGGTCGATCACGCCGGCCGTGACAACGAGCTCGCCTACCAGGAAATGCTGAAGGGCCTCGAGCTCAAGCGGGATCTCGAGACCATCCTGTGCGGTACCAACCAGGCCAAGGTGGCCGGTAACACCACGACCCCGCGCAAGACGGCGTCCGTGCTGTCCTGGATCGTGTCCGCAACGTCGAAGGGCACGGCCGGCGGCGCGGCGGATCCGGCTGCGGCCGATGGCACAGGCACGCGCACGGACGGCACCCAGCTGGCCTTCACCGAGGTGCGGTTGAAAACCGTGCTGTCCTCGATCTGGACCAACGGCGGCAAGCCCGGCACCATCATGACCGGCGCCTTCAACAAGCAGGTGTTCTCGACCTTCACCGGCCGCTCCACCGCGATCGAAGAATCCAAGTCGAAAAAGATCGTGGCGTCGGTCGATGCCTACGAATCCGATTTCGGCAAGCTGAAGGTGGTCGCCAACCGCTTCCAGCGTCCGCGCGACGTGCTGGTGCTCGAGCTCGACAAATGGGCAGTGGCCTATCTCAACGGCCGCAACATGATCTCGATTCCCCTGGCCAAGACCGGCGATTCCGATCGCCGGCAGATCCTGGCGGAATACGCGCTGGTGTCCCGCAACGAGAAGGCCTCCGGCGGCGTGTTCGACAACACTACCTCCTGAGCGGCCATGATCGTCATTCATCCCAACCCTGGGGCAGCCTTCGGGCTGCCCTTTCTTTTTGGAGAGCCAAGATGCCGCTTCCCGGCAATCGCACCCTCAATACCGCCGATCTCACCGCCTACACGCCGTCCTGCGGCGCGAGCCCCGTCGCCGCCTATGTCCGCGTTCCCTTTCGTTGCCGCGTGCTGAAAATCGCCGGCATTCTGGGCGGCGCGATCACGACCGCCGACGGCACCATCACCGTCGCATCCAACGCGACGACACTGGCAACCTTCACCGTGACCCAGGCGGGCTCTGCCGCCGGCCAGCTGTTCTCGGCCGTGCCGCCGTCGCCGACCTATCTCAACGAGGATGACGTGATCGTGCTGACGCCCTCTGGGGCCTCCGGCGCAGCGATCCCCATGCATTTCTCGATCTCCGTGAGGGCCGCCTGATATGTCGTTCTTCGCCAAGCAAACGTCCTCGCGCAACGGGCCGACTCAGACGGTCGCTTACGACGCCAGCATTGGTGCCACCAATGCGTTCGGGCCGGAGACTTTTCAAGTCCGCCTGGTCGCCAATTCAGGCTGCTGCTATCGGATCGGCGACGGTGCGCAGACCGCGACCATCTCAGATCCCTATCTGCCCGCCAACGTCGTCGAATACGTCACCGTCAGCCCCGGCCAGCGCATCGCCGCGCTGAAGGCAGCGACCAACGGCCTGGTCACGGCGACCGCCGGCACGCTGTGGGTGACGGAGCTGTCGTGATGGATGGCATGCTGATCAGACCTCATCTCGACAGCAACGGCCGCGAGCTGGCGATCGAGCATGTCCAGGACGTGGCGCCGATCCTGGAATGGAATAGGCGGGCACGCCAGGACGAGCAGCGTGGGGATTGGGGGCGGCACGTCGCCCGCATCCCCAACGTCATCTACGTCCAATGGCTAAATGAGGCGCATGCGAGGGGCAATACCTCGCTGCGGCTGTTCACGCCCGAATTCGACGCGATCGTGCAGAAGAAGCTCGACGATCCCGAATGGGCCTATTTGCGAACCGATCGGCCGAAGCTGCAGGCCGGCTGGTCGGCGGAGTTCAAATGACTGAAATCACCGATTACACCTCACTGCAGTCGGCGGTGACCGAGTATCTCGCCCGCGATCAGGATACGACATTGATCGCGCGAATCCCCACATTCGTCCAGCTCGCGGAAGCCAAGTTCAACCGCCAGTTGTTCGTGCGGCAGATGGAGCAGCGGGCAACGGCACTCGTCGACCTCGGCTCCAACGAGCCCGAGTTCATCTCGCTGCCGGCGGATTTCCAGTCGATGCGCAGCGTGCGGCTCTCAAGCGTGACGGGCAAGCCGTGCCTCGAGTTCAAATCGGGGACGCAGATGGACGAATACCGCTTCGCGACCTCCGATGTCGCCGCACGGCCGCGCTATTTCACCGTGTTCGGAGCCGAGCTCGAGCTCGCGCCGACGCCCGACGCCGCCTACACGATCGAGATGGTCTATCGGCAGAGCATCCCGTCGCTTGCAGCGAACGGAAACAACTGGCTGCTGACCATGGCGCCCGATCTCTATCTCTACGCCGCCCTGCTGGAGTCGGCGCCCTACATCAAGGAAGACGCGCGCATCCAGACCTGGGGCCTCGGACTCACATCGGCGCTCGCCGACCTCAACAATCTCGGACTGACATCGACCTTCAATGCCGGCCCGATGACGGTGCGCATTTCCGGACAGGTCATCTAGGAGGGCGATATGGCAAGTTTCAACAAGTTCTATTGCTTCGTGCAGGACGTTGCGAACGCGTTGCACGACATGAAGACGGGGACAGGGCAGGTCTACAAGGTCTATCTCACCAATACGGCGCCGGTCGCGACCAACACCGTCTATAACGCGCCGGCGGATCTGGCGGCGGGCAACGGCTATACGGCCGGTGGCAATAGCGTCGGCACTGTCACCGGCGCGCAAACGACGGGGACGTTCAAGTTCGTCGGCGCGACGGACCCGTCGTGGACCGCATCGGGCGGTTCGATCGGGCCGTTCCAATATGCGGTGCTCTACAATTCGACGTCGTCGACCAAGCCGCTGATCGGCTGGTGGGACTATGGCACCGCGATCACGCTGACCAACGGCAACACGTTCACCATCGACCTCGATCAGACCAACGGCATCCTGACGATCACCTGACATGGCTGCTTTTCTCAACAACTGCCGGTTCATATCCACGGCCGGCGGCACCACCGACTGGGTGTACTCATCGACGGTCGGCGGCTGTCAGTCGCCGGTGCTCGCGGGAGCAGTCGATGGTCGCAAGTACAAGTTCATCGCGATCAGCAGCGACCTCACCCAGTGGGAGATCGCAGAGGGCGCATATGCGGCAGCAACCGGAACATTTGCCCGCACGACCGTGCTTTGCAATTCGTCCGGGTCCGGCGTAGCTGCAGGACAATCAGGTGCCGGCTCCAGGATCAACTTCATCGCCGTGCCGAACGTTGCCGTCGTCGGCATCAAGGAAGACCTGATTTCGATCGAGGAGGCGAATGCATTTACCGATGCGCAGAAGGCGCAGGCGCGGCAGAACATCGACGTTCGCGCATATGGTCAATGCAGGCTGGTGAAATCCGGCGCAAACCTTGTGTTGTTGCCACTCAACGGCAATTTGCTCACGATCAACGGCCTGGGGTGCGCCATTCCGGCCGGGGGCGTTTCACTGGCCCCGACCGGCCTGACTTCCGGAGTAACCTATTACATCTATGCGACGGCCTCCGGCGTCGCTGTCAATGGGCTTGAAGCGTCGACAATCGGTCATGCGACGTCGGCAACATCCGGCAATGTCGGCACCGAAATCAAGAGCGGCGATGACACACGCTCGCTTGTCGGCATCGCTCGCGCGATTTCCGGCCCAGCCTGGCAAGACACTGCAGCCCAACGCTTTGTACGAACTTGGTTCAACCGCACGCGCTTGTCCGTGACCGGAGCAACCGACACCGCTTCGACCGAGACAAACAACAGCACTTACATTGAAAAGCTGGTGTCGAAGGCCGAATTCGTCTGTTTCGCCGATGACGCTATTCTTGCCGGCGCCTACGGCATGATGACGAACACGTCAAACGGTTGGACGGGACTACAGGTCTTCGTCGATGGCGCTCTGGCCGGCATCGGTCTCGATTGGAACATCGTCACTTCGGGCGGGCGCGCGAGTTACAATCCGGTGTGGCCGACAAATGTCTCGTCCGATGGATACCATTACGTGTCATTCGGAATGAGAACGGTAGGCGGTGGGACGGTTTCTGTCGCCACCTATCAAGGTATGGCCGCGATCGCGGTGGTTGGATAAGTCATGTCTCTGCTGGGCTTTGACGCTCTTGGACGCTGGGCGCTCGGTCAATTGCCGAGCAGCAGCCATTTTTTGCTTGTGGCGACGCAGAGCTCGTTCGGTCTCGCAGGACAGGCATCGGCATTTGGCATATCGCAAGCTGTCGCGACAGCCGGCGCTCTGGCGGCCGGGATTCCGGTGGGTTTCAGAATCGCAGAACCGGTGAGCCCTGCACCTTTCAGCAGTGCGGGGAATGCAGCCGCGTTCACGTCGAAGCAGCTGGGCCTCAGTGGCTCGTTTCTGCTGACGGGCGCACCGGCGAACGCGACATCGCGCGTACTCGCCTCTCAAGGCGCTGCGTCTGTTTCGGGAGCGGCATGCCAATTCTCCGCATCGCTCGCACCGGAATGCGGTGCCTTCGCCTGGGCGGGCGGCGACGCGGCGCCTCGCCGGGACCACGAGGCCTGGGTTCGGCGGCCGTTCGACACGATGTCATGGCACGTCGAGGCGACGCTAGCGCCGCCACCGTGGAGTGGATCCACCAGTGCTGCAGGCGCGTGGGCGGCTGGCGTGCAGCCGGCGAATGCCTGGACACCAACTTTGATCGAACCCGAACCTTGGACGATTGAATAATGCCACTCCTTCCCTCGGGAATATCGCCCGGACGTCAGCGACTACGAACGCTGGGATTCGGGTTCTCAGCGCGAGTTCTCGGTCACGGTTACGTGCCACGTTCGTCGACAATGCACTTCATTTCATCCGGCGCATGTTCGCCTGCTCGCTCACGTGATGAGCGTCGGACAAAGCCAGCTAGTTGAACACAGAGAGTTACATGAATAATCCACGCTTTGATCCCAACTACAGACAACTCACTCGGAAAGACTCTTTGCAAGCCAGTAATGCCATAGCCCTTCAGCAAGATGGTCTCTCGGCTTCACTCGAGCGTAACAACGCGAACGGACCTCAACCAATATTTGCCAGTCCTCAATCAAGTGATGGAGTCGCCCCAGTCGCGGTTGGATTTGGCCAGTTCTCGCGGCCGAGGCCTCTTCCACCGTTTGGACCTATGCCCGCGCCAGAAGGCTCAGAGGCCCCGGCGCAAGAGTTCTGGCGGCGGCTGAAAGAATTCTGGAGCCTTATTTCACCTCGGGTCGGAGCATCTGGTGGAGGGGGCAGCGACTTTAATCGTTGTCTACGTGCTGCCAGTGGAAGCACCGAAGATTGGAACGAATTTTGCCGGAGTATACCATCAGGTTTGATGAGTAAGACAGTCGGAGGCGAGACCGCGAAACGAGCTTGCTGGTCAAAAGCGTATGAGAGCGGAAACAACAAAACCGAATGGTGTGACAATGAATTCGGCAACTTCGACCCTCCCTAGCGGCTTGACCTTGTTCCGCATTTGTTCTTAGATCGGGGCAATAATGAAAGGCGCGGTTTGTGCCTTTGTCGATAGTCGCTGTCCGAACATTTGAACGGGCCTCGTTGATGACCTGGAATGAACGCGCGCTGATAGAGTATGAATTCAGCTACGGTAAGCCCCAGCGCAAGGCGGTAGCTCGGCTAGGTTTTCCCGAGCGTGATGAAACGTATGAGGGCGAATGGGCTTGTTCATTTCAGATCGAAGGGTTCAAAGACAGTAGAGTTCGTCGAGCTCGTGGGGTGGATGGGCTTCAGGCCCTGACAATCGCGAGTATGGCTGTTCGCGCGTCGCTTGACCGTTTGAAGATGATCAACTTCGAGAAGGAGTCTTACGAGGTCGTTTTTCCGCGATATTTGCCGTTCTGCTTCGGTGTCGACTTTCATCGTCAGCTATGTCGGATGGTGGACGAGTGCGTGACGCAGAAGAAGAGACAGATTTCCAGGCTACGTCGTCAGAAAAAGTCCCGCTCATAAGCGGACATCAAATTGTTGGCCCGCATGTCCCGTTTGCGCGCGCAGCGCGAGCGGGCATTCCTTTGCTCACGTGCGGAAGCGAGCAGCGAATGATCGGAAGCTACGAAGGCTCCGTCGTTCAGCGTGCCTGTTGCGATCTCAAAGATCACATCTCCAAGCCGAAAATCCTTGCCGCAGGTCCGGCAAGTCGATGGCGGCTGATCCGAGTTCACGTTGAGGAAATGGCGAGCCGTGTTGCGAGCCGTGGCTCCTGGAACCGCCGAACAGCGGCGGCACGCGCGCCTTTGGCGCGTACACTTTCGAAATAGGATCAGAAGATGCCACTGCTTGCCTACGGCGAATACCGCCCCGACGTCAGCGACTATGAAGGCCAGGCCTCGCGCAACATCCTCAACGTCATTCCGCGCGGTGACGGCTACGGCCCGTTTCCGTCCTTCTCCGCCTACACGTCGGCGCTGCCGGCGCCTTGCCGCGGCGCGTTCTATGCGCTGAAGTCCGACGGCACCGTCATCACCTTTGCCGGCACGAGCACCAGGCTCTACCGGCTCAACAATATCGACTTCACTTGGGTCGATGTCTCCAAGGGAGGCGCCTCGTATTCGGCGCTGTCGGCGACCGCGCAATGGCAGTTCGCGCAGACGGGCAACTTCGTCTTTGCGACGCAGGCCAACGCGGTGCTGCAGGTCTTCGATCTCTCCTCATCGACGACGTTCGCCGACGCATCGGGCGCGCCGCCGCAGGCCGCCTATATCAGCGTGGTCGGACGCTTCCTGGTGCTGTCGGGGCTGCTGTCGACGCCGTACCGGATCCAGTGGTCCGGCCTGAACAATTTCAATGCGGCGGACAGCTGGACCAGCGGCGTCAAGTCGTCGGACTTCCAGGACTTCCCGGACGGCGGCATCGTTCGGGGTGTGGCCGGCGGCGAATCCGGCATCGTGTTCCAGGACCAGGCGATCCGGCGCATGTCCTATGTCCCGGGCTCGCCGATCATCTTCCAGATCGATCGCATCACGCAGGACAAGGGCCTCTACGCGCCGTACTCGATCATCCGCGCCGGCGAGCGAATCTTCTTCTACGCCGGCCAGGGATTTCACAAGATCGAGCCGGGTGGCGTGCCGCAGCAGATCGGACGCGAGAAGGTCGACCGCAGCTTCCTCGCCGATCTCGACAAGGGCAATTTGCAACTCTTCATGGGGGCGGCCGATCCGCGCTCGACACGGGTCTACTGGGCCTACAAATCGGTGTCGGGCACCGTCGGCGCTTACGACAAGCTGCTCGGCTACGATTTTCTGCTCGACCGTTTCTTTCCGGTGGCGGTGGCCGGCGAGTATCTGCTCGGCATCTCGCAGACAGGATTGACGCTCGAGAATCTCGACAGCATCTCCTCGTCACTCGATGCGCTGACGCTCAGCCTCGATGCCTACGCAACCGCAGTGCAGCCGGAGATCGCGCAGTTTTCGACCGCCCACGTGCTCGGCTTCTTTCGCGGGCCCAGTCTCGAGGCGACGCTGGAGAGCGCGGAGCAGGGCACGGACGAGAACCGCCTCACCATCCGCGGCTTTCGCCCGATCACCAATGCGACGACGCTGTTCGGCTCGGTGTCCTGGCGCGACACGCCGGCGGCAATGGCGACGCCGGGTTCGGAAGTGCTGGTCAACGCCCGGACCGGCCGCTGCGACATCCGGCGCGATACCCGCTATTCGCGCTTCAAGGTGCGCATCCCGGCCGCAACGAACTGGTCGTTCTGCGCCGGTATCGTCCCGGATCTCACACTCAACGGCACGCTATGACGGCTTATGTCCCAGGGATCACCGAGACCGATCTGAAGAAGATCGTGCTCGCGATCCAGCAGCTCGCAGCCGGACGCTCCAATGCCGTCGGCAGCGTGACGCTGGCGACGGGCGCATCGAGCACGACGGTGACGACGGCAAATTGCGCCGCGGGATCGGTGCCGATCCTGGTGCCGGCGTCCGCGAATGCGGCGGCGGAGGTCGGGAACGGCGCGATGTATGTGAGCGCGGTGACGAACGGTGCGTTCACGATCGCGCATGCGAACTCGGCGACGATGGGGCGGGTGTTTTTGTGGGCGGTGGTGGGGTGAGGGAGATGCCTCGCTGTCAAACCGCTAGGACTGATTGTTCGTCCGCCTGCACGTAATCAAATCAACATCAAGATCCAGTCTCGCACGTGTGGTGCACGCGTGCAGGGACGCTCGCGCTTCGATCGGGAGGGGTGGACCAGAGCGATCGGACTGGATCGTGGTCCAGAGCCAATTGGCAGAATCTTGTGAGGAAAATTCGATGCCATACGTAGACCAGCCTGAACGTCCGCTCCGCTCGTTCTCGGAGCGATTTCAGGACGTGTGGGACCACCCAACCCCGGGTAGCGTCTTTGCACAAATCAAAGCATTGAGGGATTTTCCTGAAACCATCCGAAATATGATCGACGCCTCCCGTGTTGCTACCGGTCCGGCTCCCACGACTGAGGAAGAAGCTTACATATACAACAAGGCGCGCGAGTATCTGCCGCGCGCTGGTTTCGAGGTAGCAAGCGCAGCTACTCCTACGGTGCCCAAAGTGGTGGGAGGCCTTCCCATCAGGCCGGCTGGAGGCTCAGCACTTCGCACTGAGCGCACGTTGCAACCTACGAACGGTGTTCTCTCAGTTGGTCCGCGGCCTGCTCGATCTGAGACCTATATTCAGCCGCCTGCAGTCTTGAGACCGGCTGGTACCGAAAGTGCAGGGAACGGGATACGTGGTGGATTGACCTCATCACCGGCTGAATTGCCGTGGTGGATGCGAGCCCTTCTGCCTCCAGACGCGCTGCCAGCTGGCCTCGGTGGTCCGCTGCCCGTTGGCGTCGGGCGCCAAGCCCTCCCGCCAATCGGACCCGGTGCCAACAAGTCTCTTGGTATTTCGAATGCGTTTAGCGACAAGCCAATTCCGGGAATGTCGCCGATCAAGCCACCGTCCGCGCCCGAGGCGAGCGGCGGTGGCCGCTTGCCCCCCTCGATTATCGGGCTTACGGGCTTGCCAAGCGATCATCGGGAGCTAACTCGCATCGACGCGAATCCCCGACGCGTAGTGCTGTCCAGACCCGGTGATGAGGACGAGCCGCGACAAGGAATCGAGTCTCCGCCATTGGCGCCAGAGCAAGCGCCCCCCGAACGAAAGCGTTCCGAGATCACTGCTTCTGGTGCGGGCGGCAACAAGATCGGCGGCCGCAAAAAAGGAAATGGTGGCAAGAGGTACTGTAGTCAGCAAAAAGAGGCGGAGGAGAAAGCGTGTCGGCAGACTTGGAACGAACGCAAGGCAATTGGGCTCGACACGTTTCCATGGACTCACTTCCTGATTGGCTGTCTTGACCGCGCAGGCGACAGATATCGACTTTGTTTGCGTAACCTCAACAAGGATAACAAGCTGGCGGAATGGGGAATTCCCGACGAGGAAGAATGGTACAATTCACAACGCTAGTAGGATTGTCGAACCATTCAAGAGCAGATAGGCTTGTACGTGCCCGGGTGCGGTTCATGATGTAGACATGGCTTCCTTTGACTCGATTGATATCTTTCACGATTGGATCAAAGATCTTCGACGGAAGTTACCGCTGCCCGATGTCATTCGCGCGGTGGCGGAACGTTTAGTATCAGTAAAAGGTGAAGATCTTCGTTATCTTTCGCACGAGCTAGTCTGGCTATTGAGAGAGGAAGAGCGGGATATTGAGGCGATAGATATCTTGGAAGACATGCTGCGATGCGACCCACGCGATGTGCGACCTGCAATAACCAAGGCAAACATCTACTTTGTTTCACTTGACCAACCGATAGACGCACTGAAGGCGATCGATGCCGCTCTTGAGCGTGCCAACGCGACCGGTCTTTTTCGTAGGGAAGCGCTGGGGACTAAGGCGCGGATATTGGTGAAACTCGGGCGTGGGGACGAGCTATCGGATGTCCTCGAGGAGATCATGTCTCTTCAAATGATACCGGGTGTGCCCGATATCGGTCGCGAGCGCGATTTCGTTGATAGCGCACCGCCAGGGCTCATCCGAAAGAGCGTTCTCGATCGCTACAACGAGTTTCGTCCCAGGCGTCCGGAGGACGGTTCAGGTGATGAACCACCACCATACGAACCGGCAAACGATCGCATGTAAAGCGTCGATCATTCCTGCCTTCGCGATCCGGTGTTTCACATGAGCTCGCAGGGTTCTGACATCGTTACTCCTTCACTTGAACCCATCGAAGAGGCGGCGGAGCACGAACATGCGAGCTTCAGCGCACGATGCCAGGCGCTCATCGCTCCTTTCCTTGCGAAGAGCAATTTGGAGCTGAGGCGAGATCTGGTTGCGCGGAGCGCAGAATGGGGGCTGATCTGGAGGGGCGATTACGCTATCGCAGATCTTTCGCCGCAGCTCTAATCGCATCATGTGCTGGGAAGGTACGGATGGGCAACTCCTGACCAAAATCGCGGTCGGGCAGCGTATCGCGCCATTGCCGGCAATTTCCCGCGACGAGCCTGACGACCCGCATGAATGAGGACCGCTCCGTCGGCCAGAGTGGGTCCGCGTGCCCATTGAAGCCGTGACGTCGCTGACGGCGGGCGAGGTTTCGCGCCGTCGTCGGGAGCCGGCGTGTCATTCACCGTCTTCATTCGGAATTGTTCACATGAGTAATGGTGTGCCGCAGGCACCCGGCTTGTGGCCGGATGGACATCACGGCGCGCGACTCGTCTGCGTCGATCCGGACCACGTGCGCGAGGTTTGGCCGCTTGTCGCTCCACTCATTGAGCGGGCGATTGTCACGACAGGGTTGTCGGCGTTCGCCACCATTGAGCGCGACATCCTCGTCGGCGCCTCGTTGCTGTGGGTCGCCTGGAATGGTGCAATGATCGAAGCGGCTGCTGCCACGAGCCTTCAGCAAACGGACGCCGGCAAGGTCTGCGTCATCACGGCGTGCGCGGGCGCGGGCATGTCGCGCTGGTTGCCGCTGATCCGCGGCATCGAAACCCATGCGCAGGCGGAAGGATGTTGCTGCGTGCGCATCTTCGGACGCAAAGGTTGGGCGCGCGTGCTGGACGGATACCAGCAGACTTATGCGATCATCGACAAGCGATTGCCGTAGTCGATGATGGCGAGGCCGACCGTAGGGGCGCTCTCGTCACACTTTCGCGCGCGTGCCGACCCGCCGAAAAGAATGTCGTCATGCGATGCAGCCGGGGGTTGCGCATGTTCCTGATTTGTTCTATAAGTTCGGTTCTCGATTGTCGTATTTGTAGAGATCGAAGATGTCGGAGATCGGACCCGGTCCGCTTGAACGAGGCGCGTCGACATTCGCGGGCCAGGGCGAGAGACAAGCCAATCAAGCCAGTCGTCGTTGGCTGACGCGACCTGGATTTGCGCTCCTTTGCCTCGTGCTCCTCATTGGCGGGGGAGGCGGATCAGCCTCGCATGAGACGGATTTTGCACCTTACGCCCGTGCTGCTGACTATTGTCGTGGCGATGTCGCCCGCCCGATGGCGCTGTCTCCGGACAAGCGCGTGCTCTGCCTGGACGGGGTGTTCACGTCGGGGCTGAACCTGGCCGTTGCGACGGATATTGCCGATCGTGGCTTCGCCGTCGTTCGCAGCTCCGGCGGCGACCGCGCACGCGCCATCGAACTTGCGAATATGGTGCGGGATCGCGACGCGATTGTCGTCGTTCGGGATGTCTGCCTCTACGCTTGCGCGAGCTTCCTCGTGCTTGCCTCGTCGGAGACCTATGTTCTCGAGGGCGCACTCCTCGCCTGGGGCGTATCCCGATCATCAATGTTTTGGATTCCTCGATGGCATCGACGAGATGGGACCCTTTCTCACCTCGGTGCAATGTTCTCCAGCCTACGCCGACGAAAGGCCGGCCGACCGCTCATGGTCGGAATTTTATCGCGGCAGAATTGCGGGGGCAGCGTTCACCGATCCGCCAGAGAGCAGGTTCATCAGACGGGCATTGATGAATTCCTTCCGTGCGACCGGTGAATATCCTGTGGTGCTGTGGACCTGGAATCCGCGCCACCACGCCGGCGCGGTCAAGACCAGGATCATCTACCAGCATTATCCGGACAGCCAGGAAGAGGTCGACAAGATGACGAAACGATTGGGCCTGAGCCGCCGCGTGCTCTACGACCCCTGAACCGTCGTCCGTTGAGATGCTGCCGGCCTCGAGCGTTCTCGAAGATGCTGTTGACGAGACGGCCGATCGAGAGACTCGATTTTTCATTACAATTCATGAGAGTACCGATGACGAAATCCTTTCGAGAGCCTTACGTCCGCGTCCCCGATTTCGGAATTGAAGGTGCACGCCCCCAGAGACGGCCGGAGTGGGTCAATCGCAACTGGAGAATAGTCCCGCCGGCATCGCCTCCCTGGTCACCGCCTCCGTCGCCTCCTCAAGATGGCACCGATCCGTTCGGGGATCCGCCGCAAATGCCGGCTCCGCTGCGGCCGAGTCCGGAAAGAGAGCGCGGACCAAGCGGATCAAACTTCCTCGACTGGTTGCTCGGACCATACCGCGCCGAGGCCGGCCGGGGACGGAAGCCGCGCTCGACGGCTCCCGGTCTTGACGAGCCATTGCCGGATTTCGTCGACCGGCGCCCGTGGCAGTTCGTTCAACCGGATGGAGACTTGATGCAAACCCAGCCTTTCGATTCGAGGCAACTGGATGCACTCTTGCGGCTTCGGCCGGAAGAACTGATGACTCTGACCAAAGGCACTCCTTCAAACGGCAGAGCCGTCCAGCCGCCGATCTTCTTCCCGTTCGACTGACAGCTCCGCGCGGCCGCATCGCCAGCGTCGCGTCGCCCCGGATCGGGGCATCCCACACAACAGATTCAAGATCAGAAGGAGCACCGTCCATGGGCGGACAATCCACCTCGACACAAACCGTGCAATCGCAGAGCGCACCCTGGGCTGCCGCGCAGCCGGCACTGCAAACGATGCTGGGCCAGATCAGCACGGGCCTCAACAACACCGGCCTGACCTCGGCAGAGAACTCCGCGCTCGACACGCTGAAAAACAACGCTGGAGCAGGCAATCCCTATGCCGGCCAGATCGCCAGCTACGCGCAGTCGCTCCTGAACGGCGGAGGCGCGACAGCGCAGGCCGGTAACGTGCAGGACAATCTCGCGTCCTACCGCAATATGCTGACGCCTTACGCGAATGGCAGCATGGTCGGCAACAATCCGGCTCTCGCAGCGCAGCTTGCCCAAATCCGGTCGGACGTCGGCAATGACGTGAACTCGCAGTTCGCTGCCGCTGGCCGCGATTTCAGCGGCGCCAACCAGATGGCCTATGGCAGGGGCGTCGCGGCGGCCGAGGCGCCGGTGATCGCCGCGCAGTACAACCAGGATGTGGCGAACCAGCTTGCCGCCGCAGGCGCGCTCTACAATGCCGGCAATACCACAGCCAATACGCTGACCCAGCTGCAGCAGAGCGATCTCGCCAATCGCGGTCAGGGCGTCACCGCCGCGCAAGCGGCACTCGATGCCCAGAATTACGGCGCGAATGCCACCCTCGCAGAAGAGGCACAGCGCCGCGGCATTCCCGTGCAGGCGCTGGGTTTGCTTGCGCAGATCGGCGTGCCTATCGCGCAGCTCGGCACGCAGAGCAATGGCACGACGACGGGGACGCAGCAGAAGTCTGGCGTCGAGCAGTTTGCAACGATCGCAGGTGGCATCAACAGTCTACTGACCCCGTTCAAGGGCATTTGGAAAGGCTAGTATGGTAGATCAGACACACGCGGAGTTGACCGGAGCCGATTTCGGTCTTGTCAACGCAGGTTATACGCAGATGCCCGATCCGGCCCGGGAGAAGGAGCGCCAGTCGATCGACAGCGACAGCGCGTCGCTGCGTGAGGCTGCCGACCAATTGTCAGATCAGCAGCCTAAAGTCGTCGTCAGGCAATATACCAACGGTGAAGGCAAGCCGGCGGACCCAAACGAAGCTGTAACTCTCACACGTGCCGCAAGGGATTACGCGAGCGCCACGGCCGGCGACAGGACGATCGCCGAGAACCAGTCCTCGGAAGCGCTTGCCGCACGGATCGACGCGCTGCGTGCGGAGGTCGCTGCCAGCGATCCCGATGCGCCTGAGTTCTACGGCTTCGAACCGCCCCAGCGCAGCAATGAACCCAATGAGGACATCGATGCCCCGGTCAATGCGGCAGAGGATCAAGGCGAGCGCCCGGCCGCGCTCGATCCCGATTTCGAGCAGCTCCTGCGGCATCCGCAGGTACGGCTAGCGCTCGAGGAGAAGGTCGGCGAGGTCGAGCGCGCCCGGCGAAGCTATGTCGATGGCCTCGATGCGGCCATGCAGGTCGCCCAGGTGAGCTTCATCAGCCAGTTTCCGGAGCTGGCCAGCCTGGCGCCGGAGCGGCTGCCGGAAGCCCTCGCGCAAATCGCGCAACAGGATCCCGCGAAGCTGCAGCGCATCCAGGCGATCATCGCTGGGAGCGAGCAATTGCGCGCCCGGCAGAATGAGGAGATGCGGCGGACCGCCGATGCCGCGCGGCACAACTTTCAGAATTATGCGAAAGCCGAAGATGCCCGGCTTGAAACGATGCTGAAGGAGGAGGCTCGGGACGTCAGGCAGGCCGTGGCGCAGGAGATCATGGCGTCGGCCAAGGCCAGCGGCATCGAGCCGGAGGAAATGCAGCGCCTGTTCGACAGCGAGCCTTTAATGCGCAATGCGACGTTCCAGCGTATGATGTATGATGCCGGAAAATACCGGTTGATGATGAAGGCGAAGGATGCGATTGCCGCGAAACCGATGCCGCCGGTGCAAAGGCCGGGCATGGCGTCGGGCCGGGGCGAACGTGATCAGCATGATCTCCGGGCGCTGAACGCGCGGCTTTCCAGCACGGGCGATCTGAAGGACGCGGTCGCCCTTTATCGTGCGAAGGCGGCCGCTCGACGATGAGGTATGTATCGGCGGGCCCTGGTCTGCGAAAATGGCGCGTTTGCCTTGGTCTGCTTAGAGACTGTTGCATAACGGATGGAATGCCCATGCTGTCGAGACTTGTTCTGCCCTTCGTGATTGTCGCCACATGCCTCCTTGTACCACTTGATGCCTTTGCCGGTGATTACGCCGTTTCCTATGCCTTCGACGGTACGACGAGAGCGGATGTCGCCTCCGGCGTAACGAGCGCGCTCAACGAGGAGGGGACCACGAAAGAATGTGAGTATGGCAGGCGTTGCACGATAAAGCTGACGAAATCGGATCTGACGATATCGTTCACTGTCGAGCGTTCTGTCTACCATGAGGTGGTCGTCTTTGCCGATGGCGGGCGTAGCCGTAGCGTCGGCTGCTGCTATTTTTTTGGCGGCGACCGCATGGCCAAAAAGATGCTTAGCGAGCCGTTGCTTCGCCTGTGGCTCTACGAAGGGCAAGCACGCAAGAGAAATGAATACGTGGAGAACATTCCTTTGGGCCTCCTGTATTTGCAGTTCTCGGACTTGAAATAGTTTTGCGTCCGGACGCGACGCCAGGCCGTCTTTCACCCTTATTCGTTAGCTGAATCATCCTGCGATCCTTCGTTGATCGCGGGATGATTCGGCTTGCTTCAATAGGAGTTTATCATGGCTACCATTGAGCAGCGGTATCTGCCTCCCCCCGATTACGAGACAACGATCGCGGAGACAGACCGTCCGCGCATTTACGATGCCGTTCGCAAGCAATTGGGCGATCTCCTGGAAGGCAGTCGGTCCTACTATCCGGATGGCGTCCAGAAGGATTGGCAAGCCCGAGCCGATGATCTGGACCGCTACATCAAATCGTTCATGGGTTCGCAGGGGCGCGTCAATGATCCGGCGGATATCCTCGGAGATGTAATGAGATATCTCCGCGCACACGCCGTACACTTCCGCGACAGAATGAAGGAAGTAGGGCCTTCCGATCCGATCGTATTGCCACCAGGGTTGGCGCCGACAACCCGAGACAGGAACGAGCTGTACGTGGATCCAAATGCGTTCGCTCCTCCGATGAAGACACTTCCCGTTCCGCGGCAGGAGTGGCCGATTGCGGCGACCTCCGATCGCCGCACTGGCCGAGCAAGTAGGCCCGAGCGGCGCCTCGCCCCACCAATATTCTTTCCTTTCTAGAAGCCGCCAGTCGCTTCACCACAGCCAATCAATCGAATTGTTTGAGAGGAGAGCACACGATGAGTGAAGACGAGCGAAACTTTGTCGACCGCGCTGAGTCCATCACCAGAAATCTCTATGGCGAGCCGATGTCGCCGGATCGTATCGCGGAGAACTTCGCGCTCTATGGGCTGAAGAAACGTGTGGCCGCGCTGGAGCGGTTCGACACCGAATTGGGCGGTGACATCGATTCCAGCCCGCATGCCTTGCGAAAGCGCGTTCAGCTCGTCGAGCTGCGCCGGCGCATGGGCAGTCTTCATGAGGCGCTGCGCAAAGCCCGGCGATGACCCATCCACTGCTGACGGCGCTCGCGCAGGCGCGCCTGCGCGACGCGCCGCTATTTGCGAAGTGGTGCGAGCTGAACGGCGTGATCGCCTGTCCGGCGGCGCCGGCGTCGGTGGCGCGTTTCGTGACCGATTGCGCAGCGCTCGGCATGAGCCGGCTCTGGCCGGCCGTGCAGGACATCTCCCGGATGCACGTATCGCTCGGCTTGGCTGACCCTACTCTCGGCGGCGTGGCGGCGAGCGCGATAAGCGCGATTGCGGCCGTCTCGCCGCCGCGGTCCTGGCCGGGACCGTTCAAGCAGCGGTTCGCAGCGCTGCCCTATGACATCCAGATTCATCTCGCCGCGCACGAAGCGCAGCGCGAACGTGCGCTCCGGCGTGCGCAAAACGATGCGGCCTCAGCCCGCCAGAAACTGGCGGCGCTCGAGGCTGAAACGAAGGACCAAAGGACCAATGGCAACGAAGCAGCTGCGCGTGACCGGACTTGAAGATCGTATCGAAGAGCTGCGCGCCGAGATCGACGGCATTATCGAGGCGCGCGTCGCAGGAATCGCAAGCGAAAGCCCCGGAGTTCCCGCAGGCGTGATCCGCAACCTCCTGACGGCCCGGGCGCCGTCCTGCCGCTGCGCGCAATACCTCGAGCTATGCCGCAGCGAGAGAAAAGCGCCGGACTGACGGCTGGCCGCAAGGAGTTCATCGAGCCACGTACCGGCGCTCACGACGTCGCCTTTTCACACCAAGGACACAGGATGACTCTCTACAAATGGTCTCAAACGGCCTCGGCCGACGCCACGGCAGATTCGACGATCAACTGGGCTGAAGGCCAATCGCCCGCCAGCGTCAACGACTCGGCGCGCGCGATGATGGCGGCGGTCGCCAAATATCGCGATGACGTCGCCGGCGCGATCGTCACGACCGGCACCGGCACGGCCTATGCAGTCAATACCTACCAGGTGTTTCAGTCGCTGTCGCAGTTGAACGGTCAAGTGATCGCGTTCACGCCGCATGCGACGAACAGCGCGACGGTGACGCTCAACGTAGATAGTCTCGGTGCAAAGCCGCTGCGATCGGCGCCGAGCACCGAGCTTCCGATCGGCGTGCTGATCCAGGGAACGCCGTATGTCGCGCTGTATAACCATGCAGATCAGGCGTTTTACTTGCAGGGCCTTTTCGGCAATCCGTACAATATCCCGATCGGCGGCAGCATCGACTTTTGGGGTACGGCAGCCCCGAACAGTTCATTCGCGCTCATGTACGGCCAGGCGATTTCGCGGAGTACGTACGGCGCGCTTTTTGCGTTAATCGGGACGACGTATGGTACCGGCGACGGCTCGACTACGTTCAACATACCCGACGTGCGCGGTCGAGTGGTGGCCGGCGTCACGAATATGGGCGGATCGGAGTCAAATCGGCTATCGGGCGCCACAGTTTCAACTGGCGGCCTGGGCGGCACTGGCGGGGCGCCCACGAAAACGCTTGCCACAGCCAACCTACCACCCTACACGCCGGCCGGTTCGATTAGTGTCACTTCCACAGACAATAAAATTCCGAGCAATACCGGCACCTATAATGGTTATTCTGGTGGCAGCGCAAATTATGGGGTAACGGGTGCAGGTGGTCCCGGTACTAGCCCCACCGTCGGCGCTATAACCTCAACCGGCACCCTGACGGGCACAGCGCAGGGCGGCACGAGCACTCCATTTGATCTGCTTCAGCCGACCATCATGTCCAACAAGCTGCTGCGCATTATTTGACGGCGGCGCAGATCATCGCCTCCCAAATGGCGTCCGGAGTCGCTTGCGGAGGTAGCTTCGCGGCTGCAGCCAGCACCTCGGGTGATGGTGTTCGCATTTCGCGAAGAGTTGCCATCGCGGCGGTTCGAGGATCGGGCGCGTTTTTGATCACGCGCTCGGCTCTGTCTAGCATCTCACCCATCTTCTGCTCCAATCAGCCTTCAACCGCTAAACGGTCAAGTCTCTTACCAGGTACGTATTCCAGGATATCGGTCGATCCGGGATGACGTGTGATATCCTTCCCTGCAAGTACGTAGGTGTCTCCAGTATGAGGACAGCGCCATTCGCCATGGCCATCAAGCGGAAGATCAATCTTCTCGCCGAATGCGCTGACCCAACCGATGTGTCGAGCGGGAGATCCTACCATAAAGGACCAGTCTTTGGTGCTCTTGGTGAGAGTTGAGCCGGCCGCAAGAAATGTCCCGACGCCCACCGTGATGTCAGGAACTACCGTCGAATTGGCGCCGAACGTCGTTCCGGTCTTTACCAGTGTCTTCTTGAAGACCGCATGCCGGTTCACAGCCGCTCGCGGAAACGAAATGTGGGTAAACACCATATAGGGGGCGCAAAACACAAAATCTTGCAGTTCGACGTGACCGAATACAGAGACGGAGTTGCCAAGCCGGCAGGCGTTCCCGACGATCGCATCGGGGGCAACATAAGTGTTTTGGCCTAGACTGCAATTTTCGCCAACGATTGCGCCTCTATCGATGTGCGAGAAGAGCCAGATCTTTGTGAATGCGCCGACGGTGGCATCTGGCTCAACCACGGCCGTCGGATGAATAAACGGATCGGTACGAAGGTCCACTTTTGGCTCCAAAAAAACGCGACCGGAAGCTATCGCACCGCCTGATCGGGACCAAGGAAAATAACCAGTCCGCTGCCTGCAAATTAGTCGCGGGATAGCGGCCAGACATCCCATCAACTCCAGCAATCGCCTCTGGCGAGGAGAACTTATGGTAGACCTCAGCGCCCTCACGCGGGCGAACGCCGGCCGCTGGGCGAATGCCAGGCCGACCCGGAAAGCCGAAGCCGCCAGGGTTGCTTTGCGCCTCTACAAGGCCAAGGACCGATACCATGCCGTCGAACGCGAGACCGGCGTCCCCTGGCCAGTGATCGCCGTCATTCACGAACGGGAATCCTCGCAGGACTGGCGGGCTTCGCTGGCGCAGGGCGATCCCTGGAACCGCGTGTCGGTTCACGTGCCGGCGGGGCGAGGCCCGTTCGTCTCTTGGGAGGCCGCGGCCATCGACGCTCTGGTCAAATGTCCTCCCTTCCTTGCGCGACGCAAGGACTGGTCGATCGGCGCGGCGTTGACAGCGCTCGAGACCTACAACGGCATTGGCTACGCGGCTCGCGGCGTGCCGTCGCCCTATCTCTGGTCCGGCACCAACCAATACAGCGCCGGAAAATATGTCCGCGACGGCGTTTACGATCCAGGCAAGGTCGATGCGCAATTGGGATGTTCGGCGCTCTTGATCGCGCTGATGGAGATCGACCCCGAGATCAGCTTCACCGGCGCGAAGGGCGCAAGGGGGCCCGCTGCTGCTGGCTCAGCCGGGCCCTCATTGGCGAACCCGGCAAAAGGTTCGATCGGCGCGTTGGTGGTCAATTTGTTCAAGACAATCTTTCGAAGGAAATGAATATGCGGTCAGCCCTCGACGTTTTCGTCTTCGCAACCGGATTTGCAGCTTGCTGGATCTGTAAAGATTCGCTCCTCGGGCTCGTGTCCGGAGCCGGGGCCCTCGTCAGCTCGCTCAAGGCGCGGATCGCAGCGCTGCGGGGGAGATCATGATGCTCGCAAGACTCAAAGCAATCTGCCTGAACTCAATGACCATCGCCTGGAGCTACTGCGTCGCGCTCGCGGGTGCGCTGGCTTCAGTCATTGACGACCTCGCTGACATGCTCGGCGATCCCGGCGTCAAGGATCAGATCGGCGCGGCCATCGGCGACGTCAAGACCACGGGACGCATTCTGCTCGCGATCTCCGTGGTGACCATCATCGCGCGCCTGCGGACTCTTCGGAGGAATGACTGATGTGGATGACCATCATCTCATTCCTCGGCGGCCCCGTCATCAAGGCGCTGATCGACGCCTATAGCGTCAAGCTGAAGGCGGAGAATGTCGATAGCAAGATCGCGGCCGATCTTGCCGCGCGCGAAATCGCGTCGCAGACGGCCGAGATCAATGCCGTCATGCGCTATCGCGCCGCCGAGATCGGGCACTGGCACGAGCCGGACAAACTGATGGGGTATTGCGTGGCGCTGTATTTCGCGAAGCTCCTGGTCTGGGACAAGGTGCTTGGATTGGGCTCGACGGACCCTCTGGCGGGATTTGCGGCGATCACCGCTAACCTGGTCGTTTCATTCTACTTCGCCAAGCGCGGCTTCGAGAATGTTGCGAGGATCATCAAGCGATGAAGATGGCGGATGACGAGATCAAGGCCATTGTGGCCGAGACGCTGGCCGAGCAGCATAAGCTCCAGCAGGAAAGCATTGACGCAATCGTCTCGAAGGCGGTGGCGTCGGTGCTGGCTTCGCTTGGAATCGAAGATGACGATCGGAAAGAGCTGAGGGCCGATTTTCAGCATTTGCGCAGGTGGCGCAGGAGCGTGGAACAGGCGCAGAGCTACACGTTCAAGGCCGTGATCAGCGTCGTTGCCACCGGATTGATGGGCGCCATTTGGCTGGGTGTTAAGGTCGCGCTCGGCAAGTGAGACTTCGACGGCGACGTCACTATATACAACGAATTTGTCTCTCGCTCTTGGGCATAACATGTACAAAATTCGCATCGTCGATGCGTCTGATGACGACATTGTCGACACCTTGGCCGATCTGCACCAGCTGACGTTTTTCGATGCCGCGGCGATGCCCCAATTCGATCTTGGCGTGTGGTGGCTCGCTTATCGCGGTGATGACGCGGTCGCCTTTGCCGGTGCGGTGCCTTCCACGCATATTCGAAATAGCGGTTACTTCTCCAGGGTCGGTGTCTTGCGGCGGCATTGGGGACACGGTCTTCAGCGCAGGTTGATGGGTGTGGTCGAGAAGAGAGGGCGGGGTCTCGGATGGGATAGCATCGTCTCCGATACAACGGACAATCCGGTGTCCGCCAACAACTTCATCCAGACGGGCTACCGGCTCTTCGTGCCCGAGACGCCTTGGGCATGGGCGCATACGCTTTATTGGCGAAAGTGGTTGCGCTGA